TTAGCGTAATTCGAACAGGTAGCCCTGGCCACGGACGGTGGTAATCACATCCTGCGGATACTGCGCCTGAATTTTCTTACGCAAGCGTCCCATCAGCACGTCAATGGTATGGCTCTCGCGCAGTTCAGCATCAGGGTAAAGCTGGAGCATTAAGGAATCTTTGCTCACCACTTTGCCATTGTTACGGATCAGCGTTTCCATGATGGTGTATTCGAAGGCGGTGAGCTTAATCACTTCATCATTGATCGCTAATTCCCGGCGGGAGAGATCGACCTGGAAAGGCGGGATGGAAATAACCTGTGACGCCAGCCCGCTGTTGCGGCGTAACAGCGCCTGCATGCGCGCCGCCACCTCTTCAATATGAAACGGCTTGGTGACGTAATCGTCTGCACCCGCGCTGAGCACTTCGACCTTATCCTGCCAGCCTTCACGGGCGGTCAGAACCAGAACCGGCAGGGAGACATCGTGGCTGCGCCAGCGGCGAATTAACGACAGACCGTCTTCGTCAGGCAACCCTAAATCGACAATGGCGATATCCGGCAGGTGTTCATTGAGATAATAATCGGCTTCTTTTGCATCTTCAGCATCGTCCACCTGATGTCCCATCTCCTGAAGCTGAACCTTCAGGTGATGGCGTAGCAATGCGTTATCCTCAACAACCAGTACGCGCATCATCTCTTCTCCCTAAATAATTGGTATGAATAGTTTAACGCTGATTATGTAGTTTGAAACCAGCGTCATGAAATTAAATGACTTTTTTAATGTTCCCAATACCTTGGGGGCGTCCTGGGGGCACGGCTGTCGGCATCTGGTTGTTCAGCATGTTGACCTGGTCCTGGTTCATATCGCCGATCCACTTCGAATAAACTTCATACACCATGCGCGCATCCTCATGGCCCATCTGGCTGGCGATAAAGGAAGGGTTAGCACCGGCCATAAGCGTCCAGCATGCGTATGTGTGTCGGGACTGATAAGGATTTCTCTCACGTATTCCCGAAAGTTTAGTGCCCCGTTTCCATCCATACGAAATCGAGTTTTTGGAAAAAAAGCTCTCATTCACTGACGATTTCTTTTCAGGAGAAAACACAAAACGCAGATTTTGTGGCTCTGTTTTGCCGATTTCCCGGTGATGGAAAATGATCTGCTGCCTTGGGTTATTGCCTGTGATTTCGAACTGCTCCAGCAGCGCATCATGTGCAGGCTTAAGCAGGGTGATCGTTCGTATACCAGCATCTGTTTTCGGCGGCACAAACACCCGCTTATTCGTCAGGCTTCTTGATACGTGAATTTCACCTTTTCTCAGATCGATATCCTCCCACGCCAGAGCACAAATCTCGCCGGGCCTCATTCCCGTGTGGACGGCTACAATGATGATCAAAGCCAGTTTTCGGGGAAGGGCGGCAATCAGTGCCTGGTACTCATGAAGTAGAAGCGGATCGGGGTCTGCCTTAGATAGCTTGAGCCGGGATACGCCCTCATAAGGAGCGTGTAATATAAACTGACTTCGATTCGCAAGCTTCAGCATTTCTGATAAAACCGCCATCTGTTTATTGACTGTTGAGGGCGCGCGTCCCTTTTTAACCAGGTTAGGCATTGAAGGGTTTAATACGCTGCCGGTCAGCAGCTCTTTGCGGTAATTCAGAATATCGGCGTGCTGAATATCAGCCAGGGGAGTATTTTCTCCCACAACACGTTTCAGTGTGTTAACGGCAGATGTGAGTGAATGCAGCGTAGCCCCCGAGACCTCCAGTGCCTTTGTATCAATGAAAAAATCGCTCAGCTCTTTAAATGTCGTGATCCGCTTTATTGATGAGAATTTTTTAAGAGCCTTTGATTCAGGGAACCGCGCCGCGTAGTCGAACTGGCCGAACTGGATCTCACTCACGATGACGGCGCGAAGGTTTCCCGCCTTCTTGATGTTGCTGCTGTTAACCACCCAGCCACGGAGAACTTCGCGGCAGCGAATGCCGCGATAGGTAAACGTGATCCTGATTTTTCCGTTATGAAGTTCAACGCCGGTTGGAAAGTTCATCATGCTTCCTGAATAAATCTATTAATCAGCGGAAAGTTGTACCAGACCAAAGCGCGTTTGCTTTCTCCACCGGGTACCGCGGGTACTCGCTTAAAATGAACCCCTTCAATCCAGCTTCCGAGGCGATAAGCTTTTATTTGCCTGTCATCCAGCCCCGTTTTCTCAGTTAGCCTTCCCGCCACCATCCACTCTTCATCAAAAATGATTTGCGCCATGCTTAACTCCATGACACCGCCACGATACCGTAGCGGCAGATAGTATATTGATTGCCAAAAATCACCGGCCAAGCCCTGGGAGACATTGCAGATGTCGGGCCCGGGTCATTGCCGTGGCCACGTAACTACGTGGGCGGTTTACAACCTCAACCGTAATTTTTCTCCCCTGGATCCTGATGGTGTAAAACGTCTGTTTGTCGCTGCGACCATGCTCGCCATATTTCTCAAAATGGCATTTGAGCGCGGCGGCGCATGCTGGCCCGCCGATGCTGTCTCCCTTGCTACGGTTAATCAGACGCACTGAGACCTTCCTGATGGTTGATCACGCTGCGGGCAAGCCCGGCGGCCATAGCCGGTAATTCCTCATACTGATTGCAATATGCCGGGTTGGAACATAAGCCCTGCAACGCTGCAATGGTCAGCTGTTGCTGGTAGGTAATCGATGAAAGCGGCGCGTTTGTTTCAGCTACCGGTTCGGGCTCGGCATCCGGCTTTGCAGTAACTGCCGGCGGATCGAGCACGACAGATTTTGGTGGTGCCGGGCGGCGGTATTCCACGATTGCATCAAGCGCAATTTTCTGACGAACGCTGATATCGTCAGACCACTGTTCAAGAATCGTTGTAGCAACGTCATGTACTTCTTCATTACTGAACTCAGGCGACAGACAGAATTCAGTCGTGGTGATATCTGCAATCAGTAACGGGAAGATATGCTCGATGTCTTTACCCGTGGTGGTGATGAGATTTTCGATATCATCCTGGTCACCGATGTTTGTGCGCCCGGACATCAGCTCGTTTAATGCATGGGCGATTTCAATCTCGCGAACACTTAGCGCTGGTGGTACTTCCTGTTTTTCGCCATCATTTGAGGGGGCTGTGTTTAACAATGCATCGACAGAGAAGACGCCGCCGCCCAGGTTCTGCACCCGCAGTTGATCCCCAACTTGCTTTTCAGCTGCTGGGCTCTGAGCGAATGCCTCGTTGAGCTCTTTGTCGAGTTGCGTAGCTTTGGCAGGGCAAACTGCTGGTGGCTGAGTTTCGCCAGGTACAGGCGGTTTGGCTTCATCATTATCGTTTCCCTCAGTGTTGACGCGAGATTTTGGGCGGCAAGCCGTATTCACCGTTTTCTGATCTGGGTGCGCGTGGTCAAATTCAACCAACTCGCGATTGATGTACTCGCGCAGCGCGACAGGATCTATCCAGAGTTCTTCCGGAGCCGATTTAATCAAGGCGATGATGGCTGCCCGGGAATAATCCAGAATACCGGGGGTGCCGCGAAGTTTTTTCCACCATGCAGTAAAGCGGGGGTCCTGTTCTGCTTCGGCCATAGCTTTCGCCGGAATAAATAATCTATTCGGGATCCCGTAAATATCGATCTCGTCGTACATGCCCAGAATCGCAACAGCAACCTCTATCTTCAGCGTAGACAGGTTGTGTGCCAGATCCGGGCTACGGTCTGTCTTGTTTCCTCCGCCCAGAGTGGAGTCAGTGTCCGTGCGGTTTTCTTCGGTGTTAGTGCTAGCAGGCTGAGGTCGCTTATCAATCGGCGTATCGATCCATTTAGTGATCTGCTTTTTAATGTCCGGCCACTGTGCAGATTCTTTTGTGTTCTCACGTACCCAGGCGAGTAATTGCTCCTGCCGTTCCGGTGCAAGGGCCAGCGATCGTGTTTCTTTGGATAGTGCTTCGGCCAGCTCGCGGGCAAAGCTGGGTTCATCATCATTCTTCAGATCGATGATCTGGCCGTACTGCGCTGAAGTGATTCCAGAGACCGGGCCGAACAGTGCCAGACAAGCTGCCCGGGATGCCTGGTCGAGCTGCGCAACGATTTTAATATCTTCCTGTGCCTTGTTGTCGTCCCATTCCGTCTTTTCTTCAGATTCAGGTTGTGGCGCCGCAGCTGGTTCACCTGCGTTCACATTCCAGATAGCCACGGTATCGAAAAATTCAGGTGAGAAAACATCAAGCTCAGGGCACGGCAAACCATCACGATGCTCCCAGATTTTCACTTTAAAATAATCATCAATATGTTCAGGGTGCTCAGCCGCCAGCTTGCCGTAAATAACGGCTTCAGCGATGGCTTTTGTTGCCGCATTAACTGCGGTTGCAAGCGGTTTTAAATCTGGGTGTTTTTTTAATGCTTTATCTTTTGGGAAATAAGCACCGCCGAAAACTTTTAATTCAACAGACATAATTACCTCTATGATTTTAGGAGGGTGTTTTTTAGCGATATGGTTTTCGAATAACACGCTTTACATTTTTTAACGCGTTACGCCTTTCTCTTTTTACATTGCATTGCTCACATAAATAAATCGTGCGCTTAAAGGGGTATATGTCTGTTTTCCTTTCATGCATTTCCGATTTTTTATATTCGTGGCAGCAAACAGCGCAATGACAAATAATGTCACCCATATCAGTTAAGTTGTTGGCGTTTGTGATCATAATAAGACATGCCACAAGCGTTCTGCGCTTCTGCGAAGTTCACAGACAGCAAGCTAATGTGCTTAACAGCGCAAACAGGGCAATGATACTCACCGAGCACGTAGCCACCGTCAAGCACAACGGTAACAGGGCCTGATGATGGCAAATGAACCACGCCTGAAATAGCACCGCTTATATTAAAAGTGGCAATTTCTTTATTTACGACAGCAAGATTTAGCTCAACAGTTGTTACGCTTACTTTCATTTCGAACTCCATGGTTCAGGGTGTGAAAATCCCTGCCGTTTAAGGCATGGATTTTAACTTGGTAAAATTAAGTTATTTTAAGCTATTTCGCCATTCCTGATGAGGTTGGCGATGCACAACGAAATTTCTGTATTTGCGTAATACTTTCCAGGCGGCATGACAACCGGCCACATCACGAAGAAATACTGAAGTGACGAGCTTACCCTGCGCCCAAGCAATTTGTTGTTCTGGTGTTAGTTGTGTTTTATCCATTTCTGAATACTCCACTTTGCAATTCACAATAAAAAGGGCGGTATAAGCATGGACCACGGGAACGCATATACCGCCAAGCGATCAAATCTTATTTCGCTTGAAGTATTTGACGCGGAGCTAAACTGTTTTCCCATAGTCGGAGGGCTGTAGCTTTTGCCCAACGATACCATTCACGGCCTGCTTCTTTGTAAGAATTACCGAGGCGCACAAGATCCCAGGTTTCTTGTAAAAAATCGGGTTCTTTATTTGCGATTTGCTGCCGGGCTTCGATCATACTGTCGATTGCTGCGTTGATTTCCAGAGCTTCGGCGTGGGCCTCTCCCATATCAAGTTCTTCTGCGAAGGAGTTGGTGATTTTCATCACACCATCCACGAACTCGATCATTTGCGAAGGGACAACCGAACAATCAATCGACTCTTCACCCACCATTTCGTAACCATCCTCCCCGTCAGTGAGATCGATATTAAATGCAGCAAAGCACCAGTCTGCTGATTTGTTCGGACGGGCCAGCATGTCCATTCCGTTAGCAAGACGGGTCCCAGTTGCTTCTTCTGCGATCTGAAAACCATCGCGGCGCTGATAAATCATGAATTTTCTTTCCATCACCTATCTCCTCTTCACCCTTATCGCCGGGTAGGCGGAACGTTTACCTGTCGCACCTGTTATGCTTCGATGAGTAGAGAATACAACATAAAGTAGACGTGTCAACACTAAAAGTAGAAATTTGGAAGGGTTGTGCTACTTGTGGTAGTGGTGAAAGGCGTAAAAAAACCCGGCATGTGCCGGGTTATTTGGGATTTTTTTTACTTCTGCGGGGTGTTGGCGTACTTCAGAAAGAAATCATAAAGCTGCTTATACCGCATTTCGAACGCCAGTAGCATGTTCTTGGCTTCGACGCTTGGGAACTGCCTATACACTCGAAGCAGTCGCTTTTCGTCTTCGCTTAAATCTCTGAATTCCGCATCGCTGTCAATGTCAGAATCTGTCGCCGGGAACCCCGAAAACTCAGTTTCCGGAAGTTTGATGGGTACACTCTCGCCTTCGCCATAATCAAGCCATGCCGCTTGGACATTTAGCCAGTCAGCTATCTTTTGCAGTTTCTCATCGCGTGGCTTAGCCGTGCCCAGCGTATAACGACGAGCCATTTCGTATGTGACATCGCAAGCCTGGCTTAAATCCTTTACGGAACGGCGCTGTCTGCGCATTTCTTCGGTCAGCCGGTTAGCGAAATCCTGATGTTTATTCGCTTTTTCTACCATAGGTAGAAGAGTAAGGCACGGCGCGTTCATAGTCATTTCTATTTTTCGTAGTTGTATTTTCTACTTTATGTAGTATATTGCAGTCATCGACTCATTCAGGAGAACACGATGACTAATTCATACAAGAACATAACGGAAAAGGCTGTGAGGTCGATTGGTTCGGTTTCGGCCGTCGCCCGCAAATTCAACTTTAAGTCCTCACAGTCAGTTGCAAACTGGATTATCCGAAACCGAGTTCCAAGTGAGCGAGTGATAAAGCTCTGTGAATTTGGCGGCTGGACTGTCACCCCGCATGAGTTACGTCCAGATTTGCATCCAACCCCTACCAGCGGAATTCCTGTTCAGGATAACCCAAATACAGGGAATTATGTCAACATCCTCAGAGGAACCTGGTATACAGGGGAATGGACATTCGGTGGTGCTCGTGGCGGTGGGGCAAATTTTGAAAACGTAACATTGGGCCTGAAAGGGTCTGATCAGGAAGGAATGGTAGCATGGGTATTCCATTCCAATGGTGCTGCTACAGGTAATTGGGTAACTTCATCCGATGAGCGTATTAAAGAAAATATAACGGTAATAGCTGATCCGCTTATGAAAATGCAGCAACTTCGAGGCGTCGAATGGGACCGCCTCGATATTCCTTCGCACGGGTATGGATTTATAGCTCAGGAAGTTGAAAAGGTTTTTCCTGAAGCAGTGAAATCATATGGAAAAACAACCTTACGAGACGGCTCAGAAATTGAAGATGTAAAATCTGTTGATACGGTCGGAGTGGCCGCGGCCCTTCACCATGAAGCAATCCTTGCTCTGATGGATGAAGTTAGCGACATCAAAAGGTTGATCAAAAAACTGAGTGTAGGGGAGCTGGATTAAAACTATTCAATTGGAGCATGAATCGAATAATTCACAAACGTTATAATTCGGAACGAGAGAGAAACTTAAAAACGAAACGGCGTAGCTCTATGCAGTGATGTCCAGATTGCGTCTCGGCAATTTAGGACTCAACATAAGGTTGCGAATTAAAATGGGTTTGAATCATTGATCTATGTCAATTCATGGTCTTGTGTTTTGTAATTTTTTGTATCGAGAGTAATGTTTTGAAATGACCTTCATATGAAAGCTCTTATTAGTATAGTCTTACCCTCCCTTTTAGGACGTCATCCATTATTTGTGAGGTCTACAGCATTGCTATATCTTTTAATTTGCTAGAACAGCAATGCTAAGACATTTCCATTTTGTGTTAATCAATATCTGAATTGCATTGCTAATGCATTGAATCGATTGCGCATTATTATGGCGGCGCGCGACAGTAGTCATAAAATCTATGAAATGACTCTCAAGTAAAAATTAGCTTGGCAGGAAAAATTTGATAACAAATCATATAGTTCGTGATTTTATATTTTTTCTTGTCTGAATGAATGTTTATTTTGCTTACTGAGTACGAAGAAAAAGCATCGAAAGATACCTGTTCTCAATAGTTTAATTGAAGAGACCAACATGAAATATAGCAATCCTGCTGGTTTTATCTGTTACCCTGGCCGATTGACGAAGATAGCTACGTTGGTGGTGCTGTGTCTGACCAGATCAAATGTCGTCGACGCGGCCACTATTGATCCGGATACCACTACCACAGTAGATGGTACAGGTTCACTTCCTGAGTGGAGTATGACTGACCCGCTATACATCAATGGCACATTAAGAATTATTAACGGCGGTTCAGTCGTGAACACTAGAACTGCCTCTAATGCCTATGACTACATCGGATACTCTGCAGGTTCAATTGGAGCTGTGGAGGTTATTGGTGCAGGCTCGAGCTGGAGCAACGGCAACGGTATCTATGTCGGTTACAATGGTGATGGCCATCTTGCTATCAGTGAGGGTGCAACGGTCAGCAACACCGGTACTACCGCCTATAACTATATCGCAAACTCTGCGGGCACAACTGGTACGGTGACGATTACTGGTGCAGGTTCCAGCTGGAATGGTGTTGGGTCTCTTTATGTAGGTGCTAAGGGGAATGGCAGTTTTACTCTCAGTGAGGGGGCCACGGCCAGCGGTTTCGGCAGCACCTATATTGGACACAGTTCCGGTTCAACCGGTACGGTTGAATTCACTGGTACAGGTTCTGACTGGAACGGTGCATACCTCTATGTCGGTTATCTCGGAGAAGGTCATCTGACTATCAGCGATGGAGCCACAGCCAGCAGTACTCTCAGCTACATTGGAAACTCTGCAGGATCGAACGGGTCTGTGACGGTTACTGGAGCAGGATCTGGATGGAAAAGTACTTCCACTTTCAGTATTGGTGAATCCGGGGAAGGCAACCTGATCATCAGCGATGGCGCCACAATCACCAGTACAGGAGGCACTATAGGAAACAAAGTGGACTCAACCGGCACAGTGGAGGTTACCGGTACGGGCTCCGGATGGACCAACAGCACCGGTATCACGGTTGGTTCAAGTGGGGCTGGTCATCTTACCATCAGTGATGGCGCAACGGTCAGCAGCACCGCATCCAATAATAAGAACTATATCGGAAATTCTGCCGGCTCAACTGGCACGGTGGTGGTTACCGGAAAAGGCTCCACCTGGGAATTATCATCTCTGAATGTGGGGGCTGGTGGAGAAGGCCGCCTGACTGTTAGTGATGGTGCAATTCTCAAAAGCAGCACTGAGGGCATCGTTGGATATAATGCAGGTTCAATCGGTACGGCAGAAGTCACTGGTGCGGGTTCCGGATGGAACTCCCTTTATATCTATGTTGGTCACAGCGGAGAAGGTCGTCTGACCATCAGTAATGGCGCTACTGTCAGCAACTCTTTCAGCTATATCGGACATATTGCTGGCTCAATCGGTGCGGTAGAAGTCACTGGTGCAGATTCTGGGTGGAGCAGTACCAGTAATATAACTATTGGCTTCAATGGTGAAGGCAGCCTGAGCATTAATAATGGTGCCACAGTCAGTACTGATTCCCTTGATGTTGGTTACAATGGGAAAGGCAGTCTGGCCATCAGTCATGATGCCCTGATCAGTACTACGAGGGATGTCAATATCGCCCGCAATAACGGTTCTGTAGGCGAACTGGCTGTTGGTGCCTTGGGCGGTAATACAGCAGTTGCCGCCGGGATCATTGAAGCACAGAAAATTATTTTCGGAGCCGGAACCGGTGTGCTGACCTTAAATCACACAAGTTCTGACTTTACGCTGGACAGTGATATCAGCGGTTCAGGCACGGTGAATGCCCTGAGCGGTATATCAGCGCTGACCGGCAATAATTCTGCTTTCCAGGGTGATGTTAATATTGATGCACCCGCCACTCTGCTCATTTCAGCACAGAACAATATTGGCACAAACAATGTCACTATGACTGGTGGTACGCTTGCGATTGATTCCACGCAGAACTGGCAGTTTATCAACAGCCTGAACGGTAACGGCACGCTTGCGGTTGACACCGCCGGTAACCGGTTTAATTTTGCTTCCGCTTCATTAACAGATAACTTCAGCGGCGTGCTGGCCCTGAAGGACACCCTGTTTTCGCTGGCTGGAACGAACGTGAATGCGCTGAATAACACCATGCTTAAGCTCGGCAGCGGCAGCGTGGCAAGCGTGGGAGACGGGCAACAGACCATTAACGGACTCACTTTTGACGGCGGTATGCTGGTTATGGGTTCCGTCACGCCGGGACAGACCACCGCGGAGAATTCAGTACACACGACCGGACAGCTGGATCTCTCCGGCAGCGGTACCGTTCAGGTCACCACCGCTGGTTCCATCAGCAATGACACGCCTGTACCGGATACATCCGTCCCTCTGCTGGCGCAGGATGATGGCAATATTCTGGTACAACTGGTCTCTACTGAAGGCAGCGTCACTGGCAGCGGTGGTAACCTGACGCTGACCGACCAGAATGGCAGCGTCATCAGTAACGGTGGGGCAACAGCTTATATTCTTCAGAATGGTAATACCGTAGCGCAGGGCACCTGGGACTACCGTCTGACCGGCGGCGACAGCCATGACGGACTTTATATTAACTACGGTCTGACTCAGGTGGAACTGCTGGGCCAGGGCAGCGATGCGCTGCTGCTCAACAGTGAGGGTCGTACCGGCAACGCCGCAGACTTGAGCGCCCGGCTGACCGGCAGCGGAGATCTGGCGATTGACACCGGCACGGGGAATACGGTGTCTCTGTCGAATCTGGAGAATAATTACACTGGTATCACAGATATCCGCAGCGGCACTCTGCTGATGCAAAATGACGGCGTTCTGGGAGCTACATCGCTTCTGCAGATGTCACAGGATACCGTCCTTGAGATGAATGGTCACCACCAGACCGTGGGCAGCGTAAGCATTGAGGATCATGCGCAGGTGAACCTGGGCGGCGGTCATCTGGAGATTACACAGGGTGGCAGTATCAGCGGGGAACTGACCGGGAACGGCAGTCTGACCCTGAACGATGGCGTCCTTACTGTGGAGGGTGCGAACCACACACTGGATGCCGGCATCGCGGTAGCGCAAGACGCCACGGCAGACCTTAATGATGTGCAGGGTCTGGGGGCCGGTGCGATGGTGCTGGCTGGTCGGGTGAACCTGAACGGGGCTGAAGGCGTGTTCATGAACAGCCTGAGTGGTAGCGGCACGCTGGCACTCAGCGCCAGTCAGGTACAGCTGGCGAGTGATAATACGGGCTTTAGCGGTAGCTTCGATGTGGATGGTAATAGCAGCCTGATGGTAACGGCAGCTGATCAGCCCGGTGAGGCGACCATTGAAAACGCCGGTCGGGTGATACTTTCCGCAGATGATAGCTGGCAGATAAACAACCGCATCACCGGTGCTGGCAGCCTCGAGAAATACGGTAGTGGTTGGGTGACGCTGGGTGCGGATAGCGTGGCGTATACCGGCGCTACGGATATTTTCGGCGGTGCCCTGGTCTTCGGCGAACAGGGGAATACAGTCACACTGGCCTCATCACAAGTGACTGTCCATGACGCGGGGTTACTGGCGGGCAACGGTATTATTGCCGGGAATGTGAATAACCAGGGTGTCTTGCAAGTGGGTACGCCGGTAATGGAAGGCTCCTTGCAGACGACAGCGATGAACACCCTTTCCACAACCACGCAGGCCAACCTTATTATTAACGGCGACCTGGTGAACAAAGGCTTAGTACGAATAAGTGGGACAGGCAGTGACAGCCAGCCGGGTAACAGTTTGACCGTGAATGGTGATTACGTGGGTGACAACGGACACCTGTCGTTCAGTAGTGTGCTGGGAGACGATACCTCTCTGACAGATCGTATGACAGTGAACGGTGATACCAGAGGAACGACCTACGTCAGCGTCAGTAACGCTGGCGGTAATGGTGCACAAACGCTGGAAGGTATAGAGATTATCCATGTAAATGGTACTTCTGACGGTGATTTTGTTCAGAGTGGGCGTATTGTGGCCGGAGCTTATGATTACAACCTCTTACGCGGTAATGATCAGAACGCTGGTAACTGGTATCTGAGTAGTCAGACTGAAGAGACCGAGCCGGAAGCACAACTCCGTCCCGAGTCGGGAAGCTATCTTGCCAATAGCCGGGCGGCGAACACGCTGTTTATGACCCGCCTGGATGACCGCCCGGGAGAAACCCGGTACACAGACGCTCTGACCGGTGAGCAGGGAGTCACCAGCCTGTGGTTGCGTAATGCAGGCGGACACACCCGTTCCCGTGACGATTCCGGCCAGCTGAAAACACAGGCCAACCGCTATGTCATGCAGCTCGGTGGTGACCTGGTGCAGTGGAGCTCGAATGATACAGACCGCTTGCATCTGGGCATCATGGGGGGCTACGCCCGCAGCCAGAGCCGGACCGAGTCGGGTCTGACCGGATACCGCTCCCGCGGACAGGTCAGTGGCTACAGTGCGGGTATATACGGTACCTGGTATGCCAATGACGAGGATAAAACCGGTCTGTATGTCGACACCTGGGCGCTGTATAACTGGTTTGACAATACAGTGTCGGGTCAGGAACAGGCAACGGAAAAATATAAATCTTCCGGCGTGACAGCCTCAGTGGAAACGGGTTACAGCATTAAGCTGGGTGAGAGCGGCCGTAACAGCTACTGGCTGCAGCCGCAGGCGCAGGCGGTGTGGATGGACGTACAGGCAGACGACCACCAAGAGAAGAACGGTACCCGCGTAACGGATGATGGTCGCGGGAACCTGCAGACCCGGCTGGGTATGAAGGCCTACATCAGCGGTCATAATGCCATTGATGACGGTAAGAACCGTGAATTCCGGTCATTTGTGGAAGCGAACTGGCTGCACAACACCCGTGATACCCGGGTCAGGATGGACGATGTCAGCAACAGCATGAGCGGCACGAAAAACGCAGGGGAGGTGAAACTGGGAGTGGAAGGCCAGATAACTCCACGTCTTGCGGTATGGGGCAATGTGGCGCAGCAGGTGGGTGATAATGGGTACAGCGACATTCAGGGAGGGCTGGGGGTCAGGTACAACTGGTAA